TGGCGGATCCGATCATCGAAAGCGCGCACGCGAAGATCATGGCCGACCTGACCCTCGGCGGCTATGCCATCGACGTGCAGCCGATCAACGTGAGCTTTGACCTGCAGGAAGCAGACCAGCCAGCTGGTGTGATCACAATGGATTATCTGGTGCGCTATCGCACCAGTGTGGCAAACTTGACAACGTAAGGAGCCGCTACGATGGAAGACGAATACCACGGCCAGGGTGGCACCTACCTGGTCGATCCCAAAACCGGCAAGCGAAAGCTCATTGAGCGGACAGAGCCGGCCCAACCCTCCGACAACACCCCTGAGGAATTGAGCAATGGCACTTCTGAGCCGCAAACGTCTGATCCTGGTTAAGGTCGAGTCCACCTACGGCACCGACTCAGTACCGACTGGTACTGATGCCTTGCTGGTGCGCAACCTTGACATCACCCCGCTTTCGGGTGAAATTGTCAGCCGTGATTTGGTCCGGCCCTATCTGGGCAATTACGACCAACTGATTGCGCAAACCAGTGTGGCCGTGACCTTTGAGGTTGAGCTGGCCGGGTCGGGCACTGCTGGGACCGCACCTAAATTCGACGCGATCCTGAAGGCTTGCGGCATGTCTGCAACCATTGTTGCCTCAACGTCGGTCACCTACACTCCCGTCTCAGCCAGCTTCAGTTCTGCAACCATCTACTTCAACGTTGATGGTGTTCTGCACAAGCTGACCGGGTGCCGTGGATCAATGAACATGACATGCGCAGTTGGCGCCATCCCAACACTGGCGTTTGACCTGACAGGCGTTTACAACAGCCCTACGGACACCGCAGCCCCTGCCGTGACCTATACGGCACAGGCCACCCCCTTGATCTTCCGTGAAGGCAACACCAGTGCCTTCTCCTTCTTCTCCTACAGTGGCATTCTGCAATCGGTTGATTTCAACCTTTCTAATGAATTGATCTTCCGTGAGCTTGTTGGCGGTACTAAGCAAACCTTGCTGACTGATCGCAAGCCGGCTGGTACGGTAATGATCGAAGCCCCGACCATTGCTGCCAAGGATTTCTTTACGACTGCCCTTGCTACTACAACTGGCAACCTGACCTTCTTGCATGGCACCACCGCCGGCAACCGGGTCACCTTCCTTGCATCACAAGTTGATGTATTGAATCCTACCTATCAAGATCAGGATTCAATTATGATGCTGTCCGTTCCTTATGTCGCAATTCCAACCGCTGCAGGTAACGACGAATTTAGCCTTGCTTTCACTTGATAAGTTAGGCATTCAAGCCTAATCCTTTATTCCACACCTACTTTTGCAATGGCCTTTGTTCTCAAGCAGTCCGACACCTACGTCTGGCCGATCACCTTTGACATCCCCGTTGATGGTGGTCGCCATGAACGGCAAACATTGGACGGTGAGTTCAAGCGCCATCCACAGAGCAAGATTGGCCCGATGGTGGCCGAGCTGCAAAAACTGGAGGATCTGGGCGACCTTGAGCGGATCACTGAAATGGCAGCCGATCTTCTGGTCGGCTGGTCAGGTGTGACCGGCGATGATGGCAAGGAGATTCCGTTCAGCCAGAAGGCGCTGCATCAGCTGCTGGAGGTGCCCTTCCTTGCGGTAGCGGTGCTCAAGGCTTACATGGACAGCATTAAGGGAGCCAAGAGAAAAAACTGACAGAGGCCGCCGAGCATTGGGCCGGCGGCGGTGTCAAGGACGACAGCCAAGACGATGCAGCAGTGTTTGGTCTGGCATTGCCAGAGCAAGACAGCACCGATGACTTTGAAGTGTGGGAGGAGAACTGGCCAGCGATAGTCATGTTCCTGCGCTGCCAGACGCAATGGCGCACCACGATGAACGGCGTGCTCGGGCTGGACTATGCGGCCGTGGCATGGCTGTTTATGATGTACGAAGTGGAGGACCAACGTGCGCTCCTGGAGGACCTGCAGGTGATGGAGGCAGCGGCGATGGGCACGATCAACCCGCGGGGCAGCTGACATGGCGATGAACCTCGACGCGCTGCTCCGCATCAAGGCGGACGTTCAGGGCGAGAACAACATCCGCCGGCTGGGCAACTCGCTGCAGGGCCTCCAGGGCCAGGCCAAGAACGCCGCGCTGGGCTTCAACAACCTGAAGGGTGCGGTGGCTGGCTTCGGTGCAGCAATCGCCGGCAGCGCCATTGTGGCTGGCCTGGGTGCTGTCATCAAGAAATCAATCGACGCAGGCGATGAGTTGTTCAACCTGCAGGCCAAGACTGGTGTTGCTGCCTCTGCACTGATCGGCATCGGCAACGCAGCGAAGCTGGCGGACGTGGATGTGGGCACGCTCGGCAAAGGGCTGACCAAGCTCAACGTAAATCTGGTGAAGGCGGCAGAGGGCAACGAAGATCTAGCGCGGAAGTTCAAGGCACTGGGCGTCGATGTCAAGGACGCCAATGGCCAGGTGGTGCCAGCTGACAAGGCACTCAAGCAGATTGCCGATCGTTTTGCTGACATGCCGGACGGTGCGCAGAAGGCGGCCGCAGCGGTGGCATTGTTTGGCAAGGCCGGTGCTGACCTGATCCCGCTGCTGAATGAAGGCGCGGCCAGCATGGAGAAGTTCACCTACAAGGTAGGCGAAGACTTTGCTGCACGCTCTGATCTGTTCAACGACACGATCACCGAGCTTGGCATCAAGACGCAGGGCTTTGGGCTGGAGCTCACTGACGCGTTGCTGCCGGCGTTGCAGTCGATCCTTGAGGTATTTGCCGATCTGTTCGACACCGATCAGGATTGGACGGCGCTGTTCTTGGTCATAAAAGTTGGCATTCAATCTATTGCCGCTGCAATCTTTGCAACTATTAAATTAGTAGATCAATTTATTAAGGTAATTGTTTACTCGTTTGATGCAGTAGACAAAGCATTGAAAGGTGATTTTGCTGGCGCTGGCAAAGCAATCAGCGATGGTGTTGGAACTGGCATTGAACAAGCAAAGAAAGACTTTGCGCAGTTGCAAAAGATATTCACTGATGCACCCTCACCCGGCACAGGCCGGCGCACCGGCGGCCGCTCATTAGCAATGGACACCAGCGCAGCCGATGCAGCAGGTGCAGCAGCAGCTAGGAAGGCAGCAGCGGATGGCAAGCGTGCAGCCACTGAGCAGGAACGGCTACTAGATCAACGCGCAGCCTTGATGAAAAGGGGGGAAGACTTAGAAGAGCAACTGCGCAGAAGCGTTCAAGATGTTACATTATCTACCCAAGTTGTTACGGCGTCCCCAGTAAAACAGTTGGAGTTAAATGGCAAGAAGGCAATTATTGAAAGTGCAAGGCAAGTCGAGGATCTCAGGAAAACCGTAAGGGCATTAATAGCTGATTTTGAAAAAGCTGGCGGGTCACTAGACGCAACTCCGTTTTTTAATTTAATTAATCAATTATCAAACGCAAACGTAGCTCTAGTGAACAAGACCTACCAGGAAGATTTTGCTGAGCTTTACGCCAGCCAAGGTGAAGCAATAGATAAAGCCACTGAGTCAGTGTATGAGAATGCGCGGGCGTTGCAATACAACAACGACGTCATGGGCGGCTTAAAGGATGGGCTGACTGGCTACATTGAGCAGATTGGCACGATGCGTGATGCGCTATCTAATCTTGGCCAGCAAGCCTTTAAGGGTATTGAAGATGCGCTGGTTTCGCTGGTAACCACTGGCACCGCAAACTTCCGTGAATTTGCGGTCAGCATTCTTCAGGAGACATCACGGATGATCATTCAGCAGCTAGTCCTTAAGCAAATCATGCAGGCGATTGGCTTTGGTGGCGGCGGTGGCGGCTTGCTCGCAGGCGGCGGCGGCGCTGGGTTTACGCAGTTCAACGCCAGCGGTGTTGGCTTCAATCCTTTAGCGTTCTCGGGTACATCATTTTTCGCCAACGGCGGCATCATGACCGGCGACGGTCCGATGCCTCTCAACAAGTACGCATCAGGTGGCATCGCCAATTCTCCCCAGCTGGCGATGTTTGGCGAAGGCTCCAGGCCTGAGGCCTTCGTGCCGCTACCTGATGGCCGGCGCATCCCGGTGGCGATGCAGGGCGGCGGCGGTGGCACAGCGGTAACGGTCAACGTCGATGCCTCCGGCTCGAGCGTTCAGGGCAACAACGGCCAAGGTGCAGCGTTGGGCCGGGCGATTGCTGCTAGCGTGCAGGCTGAACTGGTCAAGCAAAAGCGCCCTGGAGGATTGTTGGCCTGATGGCAACCTTTACATTCACACCCAGCTTTGAAGCAACGGAATCCAGCAGGCCACGGGTTTCAAAGATTCAATATGGTGATGGCTATGAAATGCGTGCAACATTTGGATTGAACGTTGATCCAAAGGAATGGACGCTTGCCTTTTTACAACGAACTGACACTGAACGCGATCAGATCACAAGTTTCTTGGATACTGCTGGAGGTGTCAACAGTTTTGATTGGACACCACCAACTGGCAGCGCAGGCAAGTATGTTTGCGAGGAGTGGCAGGTAACCTTGCGTGCGTTTAATTTTAACAATATACAAGTCAAGTTCCGGGAAGTGTACGAACCTTAATGGCATACGCATCCTGGGCCGCCACAAACTCCTATGCCGTTGGCAACATCGTCCGCGCCACTACGGTGCAGGACTTTGGCCTGGTGTTTCAATGCACCACGGCGGGCACGTCAGGCGCTACGCAACCGGC